GCTAGTGAAGTTATGAAGTTATCAGCACTGTGTAAATATTGTCGACAAGAGACCCCTGGTCCATTCACAAAGAGGATTGTAGAAGATCAAAAACTTGAACTCATCGGTGGGAGTGACATGTACGTGGCGGTATGTCAGAAACATCTATGAACATCCAGAATTAAAACAACTCTCCGACCCTGACCAGTCTTGGTAAGTTCGTGGTACCGTGCGTGATCAAAGAGGTACTCCTCACCTTCCTTGTGTACGTGAGGTCCCTTCTCAGTATAGAGTGTACAGTCACCTCCACCCTCTATAGTAAGATGATACCGAAGTAGGAGGTTTGTTTCTGCACGATGTGGTGCGATAGTCATTGGTCCTTCAACAACTGCGAAGAGTGCAGTCTCTTTGTTTATACACGGAATCTGATCGATGAGATTTTTTAAAAGTGGAAAGTTTTCAACTCTGTAGAAGTAGTATCGCTCATTCTTTTCAAACCATGGATCAAGATCATGGAAGTATTGTTTCTCAAGTTTTTTGGAAACTTTCCCAAACTCTTTTTGAATCTTTCGAAAATGAAACTTTATGAGCCATAGACCTGGATGATCTAGAACCCTGTAGTTTGAAAATCCAGTAAGTATGTCAATGATCGTATTTCGCATACCCACCAGGGGTCGTCGTGGATTCTGAAAATACAAGCGGTCGATGGGTGCCTTCAGATAATCATGAAGAACCAAACCTACAGGGACCAATACCAGGGGCCACATTATTTTCTCTGCAGATAATAAAAATGCCCGGATACGGTGGAAAGATGGAAAAGTACGCCCCAGCCCCTGTCGAAGAAGTTGAAACTGTCGAGAAGCGCTTCACCATGCCCAAGATGCCCGCTCTGACCATTGTTCAGATTATGCTCGTCGCCACTATCGCTCTTTACGCCTACAGCGCCCGTAAGATGAATGGTGTCGTCGTCTCCAGCCTCGCGCTCACTGTGGCCCTCCTCCACGTGTACGACCACATGTACCGTGTGAAGCGTGGCCCTGAGCAGCTTTTCTTCCTTCCCAAGAAGGAAGCTTACGGCTGCATGGCGTGCAAGTAAATTTTATCAGTAAAAGATAAGTATGCGCGTCAAGATTATAAAAAGTCCTGATCGTAAGAAAAAGTTCAGGGCTGTCTTAGAAGACGGCAGGACTGTTGACTTTGGTGCCAGTGGATATTCAGACTACACCAAACACAAGAATCCTTCACGTATGCGTTCCTATGTACTCAGACATGGCGGTCAAGTACCCAAGAGGACAATAGCAGAGAGAGATCCCAAAAAGATCCATAAAATGATGCTCAATGTGACATCGAGTGATAAAGAAGATTGGAAGTTGAGTGGTATCGGTAGGGCTGGTTTCTGGTCCCGCTGGTACCTCTGGGGTCATCCATCGTTTGAGGGTGCTAAAAAGATCATCACCAAAAAGTTTGGGGTTTCTTTAGACATATATCATTAGCATTAGTGTCACTGGGGTTATTTTCCCATTCCACAAAATTCCCTAGCGGCTATTTCAACGTAGTTTACTGACGCACCCAATGGTTCCATCGCTTCATTCATTATAGTCCCACTTTTTTTCATACCCCCAATAGTTAGTATATTCCCAGGTTGGTTATAAGGAGGAGTAGTTCTAGTAGCTCTAATTTTTTTAGCAGTAGCACAAAATTTTGCAACTCCATCTGGATTGGATTTACGAATGTTCTCCACCTGTAACTTATTTTCCTTGTCAGTTTTCTTACCAGTTCTTCCCTTAGAAAAAGTATTTATAAATGGCGCCTGTGCAACTAAATCCCCAATTCCCGACACCTTCAAGAAGTGTGGCCCAGTCCTAGGAATCAGACCAGCGAAGAAGGCGGCGGCTGAAGAGGACGATGAACAACAAGAGAGTACACATACGGCAAGAAGGATTTGTGCCATCTTATACCTTTAACGCTTATTTAATTTTGCGAGTTCCAAAGCACGTTTCACGAACGCCTTATCCCGTTTAATCTTAGGATCCGCGGCGATAAGACGCAACAACGTAGCAGTGGGGATCTTGGGGCTATTCCCCGTGGGTTTGGGCATCTTCTTCAACTTTTTCTTCGCTTCCTGAAGTTGTTTCACACCTGGCATTTATTATGGGCGGAGACCTTTTTTCGCGAGAGTCGCCTTGAGCTCAGCCATAAGTTTGGCGCGCTTATTGTTTAGCACGGGTTTCCTAGGTGGAGGAGGAGGGGGTGGGGGTGGAACACGAGCGCCTTGAGGCCTGGGTGTCGCCATAGGAGCAACTACGGTTTGACAGATACGAATAACTTTTTGGGCGTTCTTCACACTGTTCTCAAAGTTCATAGTAATCTTGGAGCGGAGTTCTCTCGCGGTAAGTTTCACACGCTTTCCGTCGACAGTCTTAGTGACACGGAGACCCAGCTTCTTAGCTTTATTTTTCAGGTCCTTGTACTGCATATATTAGTACACAAGAAAATCATAAAACGTCTTGATGTCTCCATCATTAATCAACTTGACAAATTCCTGATCATTTTTCGAGAACATAAGTGGATTTGGTGATGCCATCGTAAACGCGCGATCGATAGTTACCCCAGTCTGGTCCAGGTAAATGAGTAAGTTATTGATTTGTTCATAAGGCAACATATCCAATGCCATCCGAAACTTTCCCACGGAGAAGTCATAATCACTTTCACTCTTCTTAATGAGCAATTGTCTTTTTATAAACTTTTCTAAATCGGTTTGAGGATTGACACCTATCTTTGTATCGCACCTGAGATACTCCATCAAGTCTCGAACACCGTGTGCGACCAGTTTCACAAAACTGCGTTTCTCTGGTGTCATACTTACAATGTATAAAGATAAATTGTGAAATTAGGGTAAGATGAGTGATGTACATGAACTTAAAATACTTATTCATAAGGTTCTACTACCGAGGATTAGACAACTTGAGGAAGAGGTTTCATCATTGAGAAAACACACTTGGCCATATGTCCAAAGTAATCGTGAGAAACATCAACTTGACGACATCGAGGTGAAGAAGGACTTTTTCAAACATCTCGATGAAGATACGATTAAGGAACTTTTACTTGAAAAGGCGAAACTGACGAGGACACCAGGATTTCACAGGAGAGAATATGATCTTACAAATAATTTTTGTTGACGTACTATAAATGGGACTTGTGTTTTCTCTGATCCCAGGTCTCGATATGCCTAAAATCCCATTCATTTCTGATCTCTTCAAAGGAGATGATAAGCCCATGAAGACCGAGTGGCTTGCTGCTTATATCTGTGGAATCTTATGTTCTATCCTCGTGGTGTACGGTGTTATGAAGATGCCATTCAAAACACCACCAATGCTCGCAGCTGCGTGTATATGCTCATCTTGTTGCAGTTCATCAACTTCGCGCGTTGTAACCGACGTTAAAAAGCGTATTTAAAAAAAGTCGTCTGTCCTGTACATATTCACCGCGAATGAACCAGTCTTACCAGTTACCGAGACTGTTTCATTTCCGTATAACTCTTGGCATCCAATATCTTCCATACAGTCGCGACCACTATGACTCACTGGAATGGGGTACAGGTTCTCACCTCCAGTGGTTGTATAATAGTTGTAACGATCACGGCGACCGCGAACTTCCTTACCATAGAGTGGTAGGGTTTCACCGGACCCAGTGAGTATACCCATCTGTTGCATACGACCAGGTTTATATTTCTTGATAGGTGGCCCTCTAAACTCAGGTTCGCGCCGAATCTCCTGAGAACGCACGGGTCTTGGGGGTACCATCATAGTAGGAACTTTCACTGGAACCTTAACGACACGAGGATTTTGGATGAGATACACAATGACCACGACCAACGCGACAAGGATCACCCATAGCAATTGAGTCTTTGTCTTGTTCTTCATTTACTATAGTTAAGGAAAATCTTTCACTTAGAGACATGAAGGTGTTGGCGATCGACATTGGCTATCACAATATGGGTCTTGTATTGGCTGAGTCGAGTGCGGGTCCAAAAATTGATGTAGAATATATAAAGAAGGTAAGTCTCGAAGACTATAAATACATCCACTCAAATGATTTCGTAGACATTATTCCTTTATTTGTAGAAGATCACCGAGACCTATTCGACAAAGCTGAAAAAATCCTCATAGAGAGGCAACCTCCCGGGGGATTCCAGAATATCGAGATACTTTTACACTACATGTTCAAAGACAAAGTTACCCTCGTTTCACCAGTGAGTATGCATGTACACTTTGGTATGAGACACCTCAATTATGAACAGAGGAAAGAGAGAACTGTCTCCATCGCTGAGAAATATATCGATGGAGACATTCCCTATGAGAGAAAACACGACATCGCTGATGCGTTATGTATGATCCTGTACCACAATTTTAAAAGTTGTGTACACTTCTTTGATCAATTTAAGTTCTTTCCTCGTGCAAAATCTTGAGTGCGTTCATGACTGTCTCAAACATTTCGAAAACTTCAGCGGTATTTCGCCTTTCAATAGCTTCCCCGAGTCTTTTGATGTTATAGTCGAATGATTTCTTCTCCTTGACGATT